CATTGAAAGAACTTGAAGCATCCTCACCAAATAAAGTATCTTTGTTGATCAACTTTCTAGGAAGATAATATACATCTTGCCCAAAAACAGAAAGTTGTTCAATAATTAGGTTCTCATATAATCTTTGTTCGGCTGTTGTACCTGTGTCAAAATAAACAGAAGTGGGCATATTATCCTATCATCATGTCTGCTGGTAGTCCATATCCATTAAGGAGTTGTTCTTCCAGTAGTTTTATTTCTTCATCGGCTTGAGAATAAATTGTTTCTCCATTCATTTGTACACCCCCCAACATTGCTACACCTGTAAATTTAATCAAGTTTGCTCCCCATTGTTTTTTAATAAGAGCAGTTGCATATTTTTTAAGAAAGATGTCATTATAAACATCTGTGTATACAGTTGGATCTAATTTTCTATAACATTCAATAATAAGAAATTGGTCAGCTGGTATTTCATTTGGCCAATCCATATCCAAATAAAGTCTATTTTGATGTTGATTAAACCTAATTGGAACTTCACCAACTAATAAATGGTCTATGAAATCTAAATGTTCCATCAACATTTGATAATTAACCATAGATGTTGAAGTAAAATCCCATAAATCATTTAAGTGCATTTGATATTTCATATCAAACATAGGCACAGTTGAATGGTCTGTAACTGGAAAGATTCTCAATACAGAAATTACAGGGGCTGGTAAAGGTATCCAAACTTTTTGTTCTAACCAAGCATATGCTCCACCTGCATTATCTATGGTATCTGTTACGTTAGTAGTAGCATCTGTAGAACCTCTTGTAATTTGTGCAGAAGTCATCTTGTATTTGAGATACATTCTCTCAACACCATCCATATGATACTCTGCAAAATATTGAAGTGCATCATCAACACGATCATCACATTGATCTGGATCTACATTAACATCAATAACTGGTTTTCCTAATGCTCTTAAACAATGTTCTTTAAGAGCATCTTTTGTTGCTGGAGTAGCCATAATTTGTCCTTTATCCTAAAGCAATTGACATTGCTAAAACTGTTCCTAAACTTTCGCCTGCTGTGTTGGCGAGTTCTACAATATTATCACTAGAGTCTCGTACATATATTTTTTGGTCTGCTGTATTTATTGCAACTTCACCAACTGCAATATCTCCTGTAGTTGGGACTGAAGAAGCAGTTTCAGATTTTTTAAGTTTTATCACCGTAGCCATTAGAAAGTTCCTCCATCAATATTTCCAAAAGCCGGTGCTGAACTTCCATTACTCAACATTACTTGATCCTGAGTTCCAGCACCAAGTACTGAAATTGCACTAGTACCATTCGCCATCATCATTCGATTAGCAGTCAGAGTGCTAGCTCCAGTTCCACCATTTGCAACAGCAGAAACTCCTGTAACAGCATCAGAATCAGCAAGGTCTAATTGTCCCCATGTAGCTGCGGCAGATGCTGATGAACCAGATCGTAAAATCTGTCCAGCAGTTGAAGTACTTCGTACACTTAATGCATCTGAAAGAGTAAATATTGTAGCATCATCCGTTGCAACATTTATAGTATTTCCCGATTTTGTCAAGGAAGTACCAGCAACAATTTGTCCTGCACCAGAAAATTGTGCAACAGTTAATGCGGTTGTACCAAATGTAGCATCTCCATCATGAGTAAATACATATCCATTCTCAGATCCAATCGTACCTTTTTCAACAAAGGTAAAAGTTCCACCAGAAAGTTCTGAACCTGAATCTGCATCCGTTGCTCTTGTTAGTACTATAGCATTACTACCATCTCCTAAAGTAGTTACATAGTATATACCATTTTGTGTATTGGTTGTTTGGTCTTTAACCAAAATCCTCATATTTAAAGTTGTTACAACACTATCTATAGAAACTGCACCAGTTGAACCAGCAGTTAGTGTTTGATTACCAGCATAGGTATATGCAAGATTTGCAGTAGTTGCTATAGAAACAGAATCTTTAACATTAAGTCCTGTTTTGACTGCATCTACATAAGATTTAGTTGCTGAATCTTGAGCACCAGTAGGGTCTGCAACATTGGTAACTTTATTTCCTCCCATATCGATTGCCTTACTTGCAGTAATAGTAAGGTTATCATCAATGGTTACTGTGCCTCCTTGAGAATCAATTGTTAAGTTTCCAGTACTGGTATCTATTTCGTTTGCACCAGTAACACCTACCTGAACATTTGCACCAGCGGCCCCTATTTCAGCATCTACAGCTGCGGTAAATGTTCCAGTTGTTCCTGAAACTGCACCTGAAAATGTTCCACCTACACCAGATACATCACCTGTTGATGTAATTGCACCAGAACCTACAGTACCCGCTAAAGTTACATTTGCACCACTAAATGTAACAGCAGTTGTTGTGCCTGATTTGATTATTAAATTACCAGATGTGTTTGTCGCACTACCAAAAGTTGTGCCATTATCTTTGAAGAATATGTCACCACCATCAGCGTCTAATACAATGTCTGTTGTAGCATCTAAAGTTATTGTTGAACCAGAATCAATTTCAGCAATAATCGGAGTTGTTATAGTTTTATTTGTAAATGTTTCACTTCCTGCTAATGTAGCAAAACTTTCACTTTGTAATGCCGTATTAAATTCTGCAACTGAACCTGTTAAAGTATTAGTATCTAAATCAATAGATTTATTTGTTAATGTATCAGTTGTTGCTTTACCAATTATAGTATCAGTAGCTGAAGGCAAAGTTACAGTTACATCTGCTGCGACTGAAGCTGGTGATTTAACTGTGATGGAATGATCTCCGTTTGTGGATGCTTCATAAAATTTTAATGCTGCAGGAGTAGAACTTCCCCCAGCAAGAATTCCCACTCCAGCAGTACCATTTGGGCCAAGTACTAATTCTCCATTAGTATTTGTAGTAGAAAGTGTATTTGTATTAAGGTCTAAATTATCGACCTTAATATTATCCAGTTTGCTACTAGCATCTGCAATTAATGCAGAACTTGCAGTAAGTGTGCCGGGGGCATGATCTGCTAAATCTGCAAAATACTTACCACCTATAACTAAGACATTACTGCCGTCATTATCACCTACAAATAATCTATCACCAGAGTTACTATAAAGTGAAGAATCTCCATATGATACTGCTAATTCTCCTGCGGATAATGAACTAGGTGCGGCTTCTGCTGTTCCAGATGAAGCTCTTTTTATTTTAATTAGTGTTGCCATGTTTTATTTTCTCCTTAAAAATTTCCTCCATCCACTTGTAATGCACTAATATTTGTGCCAAATGGAGTTTTATCTTCCCATTTATCATTTGAATCATTATACATTATAATAGCTGCATCAGATATAGTAGATGACAAATCTGTATCTGCCATACCATTTATTGTACCACCAGCCGCACCAGCTAAAGCTACTACACCCCAAGTTGTTGTAACTGTGGGAATAACATTAGTATTAGTATTTAATGATGTATAAGAACCCCCTTGATAATATACAACATCTAATTTGTAATATGTTACACCAGAGTTCCAAGCTCCTTGCCATGTTAAATTTCCAGGCTCGCCTCTAGAGCCTCGTGGTATATTAAAATCAAAAGTTGCAACAGAAGATGTTCCTGAATTTGTAACCGTTGCAGAATTACCTGTTGCAACTGTAGTAACAGTTCCTATAGAAACCGTTGCTGAAGTGCCGTCTGCTCCTGTATCACCCTTTAAGGTCATTACTGACCAAACTGCTGTATCTGATGTAGGAATTATTTCTGAATTTCCCTGTAATGCAACATATGCACTACCATTATATTGTACAGCTTCATTCTGAGTATATGTAGTTGCGGTACTCCATTCTCCCTGCCAAGTAATATCTCCGTCAGCACCCTTTATACCAGGCACTTCCATTCTGGTTACTTTTGGTTGTTCACCAGTTATGGTTGACCCTGCGATAACATTTGGTTGAGCTATTGATGCTGTTATGGGCATTTTATTGTGTTACTCTTGGATTAATAGTTGATATACCCTCTACCACTCTGGTCAATGCTCCTGCACCCGATGTTATGAGAACATCATAGACATATCTACCTTGAGTAACGGCAGCTGTTTGTGCGCCGGTAAGGGTTAAGTCTAATTTTCCTGTTGTTCTGTCTGAATTGAATGCTACGGTAAAGGCCACCGTTGTAGAAGAGGATTCGTATGTTTTACGGATTTGTGCGGCAGCTGTATAGCCTGTGAGGTCAAGAGCAGCACCTGAACTATCTGTAACTGTTACAGTAGTAAGGTAATCTGCTCCTGCATCTATGTAAATGTTTGAAATAGTTGCCATGAAAAACCCTTATAAAGTATAAAACTATTTATAAGAGTTAGTTATTGGGGGGTTGGATTATGTATCTTAGGTTATGCAAATGCGGCATAGACGTATGTCCATCCAGCAGCATTATTTGTCTCATCATTTCCTTGTGAAAATTTAAAACCATCATCATAGATAGTTAAGTCTGCCGTTGGAACACCTGTACTTCCAGCTCGTTGTCCTTCCACTTTGCCTAGATCAGCATAAACAACAGCGGTAGGAGTAG